TATGCCAGCTGTTCCCTCTGTGTGGACATTTGAAGAGTTTGTCCAATCATACACAGGGTCGAAGAGAAAGGCATATGACAGAGCATTCCAATCCCTTACATCCCGAGGTGTGAGGCGTCAACTAGGTTACTGGAAAACCTTCATTAAGGCGGAGTTTTACAATGGGACAAATAAAAATGATCCTTGTCCACGGCTTATTCAGCCAAGAAGTCCCGAATATAACATCCTCATAGGTAGATACTTGAAGCCTGCCGAGAAGCTCATCTACAAAGCAATTGACAAAGTGTTTGGGCACCATGTGGTACTCAAATGCGATAATCCTTGGCAGCGAGCTGCCACCATCAAGCAATATTGGAATGAGATAGAGAATCCCTGCTTTGTTGGACTGGATGCTTCTAGGTTTGACCAACATGTTAGCCCAGAGGCATTAGCCTATGAACACGCTCTATACTTATCCATTTTCCGTAGCAGGGAGTTGGCTCAGTATCTATCTTGGCAAATAGATAATATTGGCTTTGCAAATTTTAGAAATGGCTGTGTGAAGTACACAGTGAAGGGAGTCAGGGGATCAGGTGATATGAACACAGCATTAGGTAATGTTTTCCTAATGTGCTCCATTACGCACCACTATTTGGAACAGCTTGGTGTTCCATATAGGTTTATTAATGATGGCGACGATTGCGGCGTGTTCATCTCGAAGACAGATGTTCATTTGCTGCGCGATTTGCCATCACACCATTTGGCCTATGGATTCGAGATGGAGGTAGAACCTACTGCTTATGAACTTGAGCATGTGGAATTTTGCCAGTCTCGGCCAGTTCATTTAGGGAACAACAATTGGATGATGGTGAGGAATGTGTGGAAGGCTATGAGTAATGATTGGTTAAATATCAATTCTTGCTCATATGCCACTCTGAATGATAGATTGGTAGCGACTGGCAGGTGTGGCATGGCTTTGTATGCTGACTTTCCAGTTTTAGGTGCCATGTACTACCGCATGTCTCAGTTCACACATGACTCAAAGGTGGTTGATCGATTGTTGAATGAACATTTTAGCGGAATAGGTAGAACCTGGCGTATGTTTGCTTCACAACATAGGCGTTATCCGGTTCTTGAGACAGAAGCCCGGGTTTCACTATATAAGGCCTTTGGTATACTGCCTGACTATCAGCTTGAGCTGGAGCAGCAGTTCCGGGCACT